GTAACAAGGTAGATTTCGCAGGTATGGCCAATAGGGTCGTTTTCAGCGACTTCAGCCAGTACAGCAGTGTCTTGCGTGTGAAGGGTTAAGCGAATACGGGCGCTGTCGTTCTTGTCATTAGCGGGGATTTCACTCACGGTGCCCAGCATGCCTAAGCCATGCCAAGTTAAGTTTTTAAAGCGACGTTCACCCACACCGGTATGCAGTAATACATCACCGCTTTTAAATGCCAGGCGAACAAAGTAACGGGCGCGACCACTATTGGCTAAATCAGCGAGTAACCCAGCGTTTAACGACTCCATTAAAACGCCTCCCGTCCTTTAATCTTCCAACTAGTGACAATGCCTTTTTTATATTCAGCGCTATCGATGCCCTGGTTGTTATCCGCAAGGCGGAACAAACCACGCGGCTGTTTAAAGGTGATTAAGGTGTTATCAGCAGGGATTTTGCGCAGGGGAGATTCAAACACGACAGTGGCACGGCCAAGTGAATCACTAACCAAGTCGCTGGTTAAAATTTTAAGCTCTGTATTTTGGCCAACGCCAACTTGCATACGTTCGCCAGCAACCAACAAAGTTTGGTTGAGCGGTAAACCATCAATAACCAGCGTATTACCGTCTTGGTTTTCACCACGCACATACCCAGTAAAGTCTTTATCAAGTTGCTCGCGACGGTAATCAAACAGGGTAAAGGTACCCACTTGGCCACGCAGGCTGGCAATGAACGCATCAAGCGCCAACGCTTCACGCTCAGGTACATTGGCTAATTCAATTTCAAATTCCCAATAAGCACCTTCTAGGTCATACACCTCAGTGGCGTTATTGGCTTTGTTTAAATGCACTTGGCTATTCGGCACTAACTTAAAATTAGAGCGTTTAGGGCGTTTGGGTAAGGGAAGTGGAACTGTCATTGTTACCAGGCTTTAAGTAAAACACTGGTAACGAGTATAAAATTTAGGGGAGTAGCTTTCGGCTGGAAACCGCTTTACATACAGTATATGTAAAGCGTATTTATAATAGCTAACTGATAGTAAAACACAACCAATAGTTATTCATACCAGTCTTCAGGGCTACCTGGTAATGCAAATGTCATATCTGATCCGATTCGTTCTCTCGTAATATAATCAAACGTCTCTCTTTGATCCGCAATTCTTAAATCATTCTTTGCCAAAGCAGGGTTCTTCGATACTTCATTAATCGCTTTAATAATATTTTCTCGTGTCGGAAATTCCATAGGGGGTAATTCATAGGTGACTTCACCTGAGGCACCGTTATCGTTAACAACGATAACTTTGATTTCAACTTTTATAGGCGCTTCAATTTTCCAATCTTTCATAGTTTTAAACCTTTCTAACTTTACTAATAAAAATACTTACTTTTATGCTGCCCCACGTATAGAGCGAATAATTGCACCATTACTTTGAATGTTCGCTACAACAACACCAACCACTTCACGTGCAATGTCTTGGCCAATAAGCTGAGCGTTTTGCTCATTTGCTGAGCCTTGTACGTTAATTTGGTTTGTTATATTTAATGTAACACCTCGACTTACTGAGTCATTGGCTGCAGCAGTTCCTGCGTTATAGCGGCGCGCCATTTGGCTAATTTCAATGTTTTGTTTAGGACTTAGTACACGCTCACCACGTTGTAATACATAGGTTGATTCATTTGGTACGTAATCTAAACCACCGTGTGCAATACCTGCTGGCTGCTGTGCTTTAATTTGTCTGACTTGTTGCATCCCCTGCATAATTGCCGCAGCAGCTGCAATTCCACCAAGAACAGGGCCAACTACAGGTATAGAAGCAAGAGAGGTAAACGCACCTGTTGCACTTTGATAGGTGTTGATCACAGCTTGTGCAATAGCAAAGGCTTTATATGCTTTAAACGCTTTTTTACTCTGGCCAGCCATGCTTTTAAAGGTGGCAGCGCCTAACCCTACAATGGCTTGTGCTTTGTCTGCTTCAGTTTGTTTCTCAAAGTTAGCAAAAGCAACAATGTTACTTTGTAAGGCACCTGCATAGCGGTTTTTTATTTGAAATAAACGCTCCTGGTGTGCGGCTTCATCTGCTTCGCGCTGCGAGTAATAGCCAGCAGCTGCATTTAGTTCGGTTTGACGTTCAATATCACGGATCTGATTGTCAGCATTGTATTCAAGTTCGCCACTGTCATCATTAGCAGCAATGCCTAATGTAGCCCGTCTTGCTGCATCTACACGGGCTTGCTGTCTGGCTTGCTCAACACGTAATTCATTATTGTAAGCTGCTAAAGCATCACGATCAGCATGGCCTTTAATCACTGCAATTCGATTATCTAAATCACGCTGTAAATCATTTTTGCGTTTTTCTTCAGCCTGATTTTGAATACGTGTTTTCTCAGCCTCACGCTTAGCAACAACCGCTTTTACATCTTCACTATACTGCAAATCCAACTGCTTTAGGATCGCATCGTATTTTACTTTATTGGCCGCATCGTTCTCACGTGCAGTGACCACCATTTGGCGACGCTTATCATAACTGGCTTTTAACTTGGCTTCTTCACCAAGTAAGCTTTGTTGCAGGCGTTTAATATTTTCTGGTAGGGCAGAGTTTACTGTGGTTTTCGGCTTCGGTTTTTCTTGCTCTTTAATAGCCAAAACCTGTTGTAGCGCAACAATTTCATTTTTAAGGTCGGTAACGCGTTTTTCAGCAGCTTCAACATCCGAAAACTTCCCTTGCAAAAACGGATTGTTAAATCGCTGCCTAGCTTCATCTGCTAGTTGAATTGCATTTTTTATGCGGCCTTGAGCTAGCAGTAACAAGCCCTCAGCTTGTTTACCCGTAAGGTTTGCATAAGGGTTAAGATCCCTTGTTGCTTCTTTTAGTTCATTAACAGAGTCTTTAGCATCATCACTTTGTGATGCAAAATATGTCAATGCAATACCAGCAGTCATGATCAAACCAACTGGCCCACCTAAAAGCCCCATAACAGTTGCAAGACCACGGGCAGCTAATGTTGCTCTACCTGCTATGGCTGTGTAGGCATTGGTTGTTGCGTTTACAGCACCCTGTGTTGCTGCTACTTGCGTATTTCTTAATGCTAAGTTGTTTATGGCGGCGGCTCTTGTTGCCGTATTACGTGCCATAGCAAGCTGTCTTTGTGCACCAGCTTGCTCTGCTAATGCTCGTTGATGCTCAGCAATTGCAGCTTCATTTGCTTTTTTAGCTAAAGCCGCATCAGCTATTAATGCTTGGTTCTTGGCTGCAACGTTCGCAATATATCCTTGCGCACTTGCCGCAAGGCTCGATACTAAGCGCCCAGCCAGCACAGTGGCTAATGCGCCAGCAGCAAATACTAAATCGTCTACTACCTCTTCGTTCTCGCGTAAATAAGCCATTGTGTCAGTTATACTGCCCACAACACTGGTAACAGCAAAGTTGACTGGCTCTTCATATTTACGAATTAAGCGCTGATATTCATTGCCCATTTCAGCAAAGCTTGCGTTTATTTTGCCTTCGGTCGCTTCAGCTGCACCCGCATAATCTTCTAGTGCTTTGATCAAATAGTTTTTGAACATTTGGCTTGTTACTTGGCCATCGTTCACCATTTGTCTAAAACCGCCAGCGGCTTTACCAGCTGCCTTATCCAATTTTTGTAATAAGCCAGGCATTGGCTCAGTGACTTGGTTTAGCTCTTCAGCACGTAACACACCCGCAGTCATACCTTGTGTCATACCAAACAAGCTTTGGCCTAGTTGTACATTACTAGCACCCGTTTTAGCGGCTGCATTGGCCATACCTTCAAGTATTGCAATGCCTTGCTCTTGGGTAACAACCCCCGCATCTTGTAGGGTTAATATTTTACTGTATGAATCGGCGAGGGTGTTGTAACTGGTATTCAGTCTGTCAGACGTTTCAAATAAATAGGCTTGCACCTTTTCATATTCACGCACTGAGCTTGTTAAGCCCTTCAATCGAGTATCGAGGAGTTGTGCAGCACCAGTATCACGTACAAACATCGTCGCGGTACCAATACTAACAAGGGTAGTGAGCGTTGCACCTAATTGGCCGTAAGCCGTATTCATTAAACCGAGCTGGCGCGTCATCGCACCTTGTTGGCGCATCACAGCCGCTTGGCTTACACCTAATTGTTGGTTGGCTGCACTTTGGCGTTGTACAGCCTGGTTAATTCGGTTGAGTTCGTTTACGTTTTGGCGAGCACCTGCAGTAACAGCTTTGCCGTCATAACTTAAGCGTAACGCCAAATTCAAGTTGTTGCTCATCAGGTCGCCTTATTAATCCAATTATGGTGCGCTCAAGGGTTTGTACTTTGTCAAAGTCGGGTGGGGTCAGTGTTATATCTGCATAGCGCCATGCAATATCAGCCCTGGCATAATCAAGGGCAAACTCAACCCCGTTATTATCTAACTGCCATTGACTCGATGCAGTTGTTATAGCAATTACTGCAACGTGATTAGCCGGCAATACAAATAATGTGTCGTCTTTGTCGTTTTTAGGCGCAGCTTTAACAGGTGCGCCAAAATGGGCTTCGTCGTCATCTAATGTTTGGCTTTGTGCTGCTAGGTCGCCCACAAACCACCTAGCAACATCGTTTAGTTTTTTTCCTGTACACGGTATTGCGCGTTAATACACTCAACACTTAACCGTGCAGTTAAACCAGGAAACGCAAGCATTTCTTCAAGTGTGTCGGTTGCAAAGGGCACTTGTTTGCCTTCGTCTACATAATCATCCCAACCAACAAGCAATTCACGAACAATATCCTTATCATTCGAGTTTTGCTTATTCGTAAGTTCATCAAGCGTTTTATCATCAACAATTTTAATTTTCGCTGTGAATTTGAATAGCACTCCCGCAAAGGTAAAATTTAGCGGCGCTTCAGCTGATGCGTTTTTCAATTCTTCTAAAAGTTTTAATTTCATTTTTAAGTTCACTTATATGCATTAGTCAGTCGTTTAGCCTCATCCTTTGCGGCTTTATGACTACTAAATTTAAGAATGCCACTGCTATCTTTGCAGTAACTTGGCGCTTTTCCCTTTGGCTTTGCAATGACCGTGTAAAATTCAACACATCCTGTGTCGATATTTGTGACGTTGACGGCTTGAAAACGCATGGTATTACTCAAATACAATGGTGAGTTCATCGTAACCCGCACCACTGGGTACCAGCTTTCCATCAAACTCATAGCCCGTTAATTCAGAGTCAAGGCTTGTGTATTTAGGTGGAGGCATTTGATAACGGCCAATGATGGTGACTTTTTTACCTGCAGCTGTACCGTGCGTAAATTCGAACATCTGCACTTTGCCAACATCATCGAAGGGGTTGAAGCTGGCCAGTTCTTCAGCTGTAAGCGTAAAGTTGGCACTGCTTTCATGACCGGTGATCATAATTTCTTCGTGATTAATGGCACGGTCAAATATCACATTATTACCTAAGTCCACGGTAAGCTTGTGCAAAGTACGCTGTGTATCGTTTAACTTAAAGTCAGAGCTATTACTTACACCCAATACTTCAGGGCGAACCCAACGGGCCCAATCCACAGCAGGCGCAGCAGCACTTGCAATAGGCGCACTAAATAAGCCTTTAAACTGCCAATTCAGCATTGGCTTACCTTTTTCAAGTTGTAAGCTCACATTACCTTTCATTTCGCTTATTTCATGCGTGTTCTTACCAAAGCGAACTAAGCACTTAACAGCAACAGCTGCACCTTTGGTAAATGTCACGCTACTCGCATCAGCAACTTGCACCATGCCACAGGCAAGTAATAGGGGCGCAAAGGCAGGCTCATTACCTGCCGTGCCACTCATAGCAAGAGGCGTTTTAAAGTTAAGGCTAATGTGCTCACCGTAAAACGTTTCAAGACTTGCACCGCTGTAGCTTGTTTCTAGCTCGTCTTTTTCGCTTTCGTTCTCGATGGCAAGTTCAACTTCACTTGCGTAAATTGCATGCATGCCTGTGAGTGTGGTGCCCAGGGCATCGGCTAAAATTAACTTATCTTTAAAGCGCCAGCTCATGATTTACTCTCCACTTTAATTAACTCGCCATCTTTCAAGTTAAAGGCACCAGCAAGCTCTGTACGAGATGCCTTGTTACTCGAAAGTACCTTGTTTACATTGTTCGCAATGGCCATAGCACGAGACACTTTAGGCTCTGTAATTACAACGCCTTTTTCTGGTGCTGGTTTTGTCGATTGCGATTCGGTTTGTTTGCTCATGGCATCACCTTCACAGTTACGGTATGAATACCAGTCACACTGAACTGGCACTGATAAATTAAGTTGTTTGTTTCTTTGTTAAGCTCAACAGTGCGGCCTTTATCGAGCTTAATCGGGTCCCATCCTTGAAACTGGCAACCGGCTAAGGCTTCTTTCACTTGGCCTCTTAACTCTTTAATTTCGGCATTGCTCGTTGCGTTGCCCGTTAGGCAAGGAATAACAATCATCACTGCAAATGTTTCATGCACCTGGTATTCATCAAGCCCTGGTACTTGGTTTGTATTCTGGTTATCTTCAGCAAGGGGCAAAACAAATAGGTGCGAACTATGCACCGCACGTTTTCTCACTTCGTTAAAGTCACTTGAAAACCCAAGCGTTGCTCTAATTGCAGATTGTTTAAGGACGGTTTCGACCTTGTTTAAATCAAAGTTAAATGACATTTAAACCCTCTTTAAACTCACTTTAAATTAACCAGTCTTCAACGATGTCGTTAATTTCTGCTTCTTGTATTGCAGCTATGCCAAGTATTGGCCGAGCAGTCAGCTTCACGTTTTTATTGCGTCCTGTTTCACCACCAAAGTGGTGTATGGCGGCATACTTTTCACCAAGGCCATGCACTAACGTGTTGTAGCTTACGTTGTGTGTAACAGAGCCAGCTAAGCTGCGTGTATCGGTTAGTGTTAAACCGCCACGGTCTTTTGCAGCTTGTGACTGTTCCCACTTACGCCCTTCAGGTGTCATTTCACGTAAAAAGCGGGTGGTGACGTCCATGTCTAAAAATGCGCCGATATCGTCCAATACATCGGTAGCTTTTTCACTGGTTGTTGCAATTTTCATCAAGCGGGGCAGTGCATTACCCGATAAATCGATAAATACCCCAGCCATCGTTAGTACCTGTCCCAGTCAAATTGAGAGCCTGCAGCTTTTGTTCGCATCCCAGTTCTTGAGCCTGCAGGCGCATCTTCCTTAATTTGGATCACACCTTTACTAACCTTGTCTAATAGGGCCATGGCCTTTTTATTCAGTTCTTTAAGGTGTTCGTCGGCGATATTGGTTGCCAATTCGCAGTGCATTAAGTCAATCGCAATGCCTGGCAAAACCGACGTGTTAATATCGTCTTGTGTTAACTTAAAACGCGCTACAAAGCCCGTAATAGTGGCGTTAACGTCTTTTTGTGCTTCGCTATACCAAGCAGCAATCTGCTGTTGCAACTCTGTTTCAGGTTCACCCAGTAACGCCGTTTCTACATCGTCACGGGTAGGGTATGCACCTGGCTCTGCAAATTTTGCAGATACAAATTGCAACAGCACATTAATGCCAATTTTGTCGATAACTGTTTGAGTTGTCGTAAACATGTATGCCTCAGTTAGTAAAAAAAGCCCCCGAGCTAGTCGGAACTGGGGGCTTTATCAGGGAAAAACGCGTTAAAGTTAAACTGCAGGTGTTAGTACATTTGTCAGTAAAATGCCGCAGTCTTTAGCAATAATTTGCTCTTGAACTGCTTCACCAACCATGATTTCAACGCCACCATTTAACCCTGCAGATACATCACGATTACCTGACGTTCGTGCACCATAACGAGCAGTCAATGCGAATGTCATTCGGCTATTATTAAAAGATGCTAATGGGTCGTGATAGGTAAACGACAAGCTATCTTTCCATGCACTTTGAAGGTTTACTGCTTGGCCTTTTTTGGCTGTATTTAAACGTGCTTGGCCTACTGTTACATGCTCAAGTTCGAGTGTTTCTTTAATATAGCTCCATGGCACTAAGCCCTGGTCACCACTCGTACCATTAAATGCTTTCAGCAATTTAGGGTGTGTACGTAACTTGGTAGCAACTTTTTGTGACAAGGTCATCGCGTTTGGTCGCATCAATGGCTCGTCAAGCATTTCAAGGAAAAATGGCAAAATATCAAGTTCAGGATCATCTAAAAACTTAAATTCTGCGCCAGCCAGAGAATGGTTATAACCAAAGTTAGCAGCTTTGTTATACATCTCAGCGACACGAACCTCACGTTGAAGAAGTACAAGATCTGTTAAGCTCTCAGCCGCGTGGGTGCGCGGGTTATAGTTAGCTGGTGCATTAGCTACATCATCATTTGGAATAATGTCAGACAGACCATAGTCAGTCACTGAGCCTGTTTTTTGTTCAACACCAAATTCAACTTGGTTAGGACTCGATTTACGGCCAATTTTAGAATCGGTCAGCGTAAATTTTTCACCTTTTTTAAATTCAGTCCATTTGTATGTACGTAAATTAACGGGTGAATATGGCGCTAACTGATCAGCAACTAGCGCTCGATTTCGATAAGCAATGGCAATAGCCGTTTGCTCTGTATCGGGTGTAAATGGCATACCATTACTCATGGCAAAATCCTTAAATAGTTAGTTTTAATTGCCCAAGCGTTTAAGCGCTTGGAATATTTGCTACAAGATGC